GAGGAAGATGCGCAGCGTCAGGAAGACCTTCGCGCCAGCATCCAGGGCAGTATCGATTCGCTGCTGGGCTTCCCCGGTCACGTTGTCGATGGCGAAGCCCACTTCCTGCGCGCCGGAGTTGTCTCGCTTCGGGATCGCAACATCAATGCCGGCCGCCTGGAAAGTCACCGTCCTGGCATCCTCGGTGGTGAAAACCTGGTCCTCGAATCCCTGGCACAGGAACAGCGAATCCGCCCAGGCGTCGCAGGACAGTTCGATGGTGGCAATCGCCACCTCTGGCCCCCCAGAGGCATACACGCGTTCGAGAATGGTCATGCTTCAGGCCACTCCCTGTTCACTGCAAGGTCTACCAGGTTCATGTGTGCAACGAACTGAGGCGCGTAAATTGCCCAGCCGCCAATCAACACTGGTCGTTCGCGAAGCTCAAGATTGGCGCTGTACTGCCAATGGCTGCGCCCGAATAGCACCGGACCTGAATAGATATCCGTGAACCGCGCGACATATGCCTTCTTGCCCATCGGTGTCTTGAGCGGACATTCAAACCACTGCGATCCGTCGAGCAGCACTTCCTTGAACCATGCCTCGAACAGAACAGCCTGGGTGTCGCTGAGCAGCCAAGTGAAGCTGCCCACCGTTGGAGTGCTGGTGAACCTACGGCGCTGGCGCGCTCGACCGCTCTGCAACTCGGAGCGCAGTAACGGGCTCATCGGAGTGAACCCATACCCGGAGCGCTGCGGGAAAGGCAGTTCTTCTGGGTATTCGATCATGTGCCTCTCCGCTTTAGACCAAACGCCTGGCTAATCGCCTTCGATGTCTTCCCATCGGATAGAAGATTCGCCACCCAGGCATCAATCTGGACTTCTCCATCGGGGCCCACGCTTTTCGTGACCTGCCCGGCCCGAGAAGCATCCTCGTGCAGATTGACCGAAACATTTACAGCGGGAGAGCTTCCTCCTGAAGCGTCTTTATTGCTCACCACCTCTCCGCGGGAGTTGGGCAGCATGTACTGCCTGCCGTTGGCAGCATTGAATACCTCGGGCGCGCCGTTCTCGTTGATCCGGTACATCCCGCCGGGAGCGACCGAGCCGCCATATTGCCGGCCACCGAGCAGTCCAAGCATCGCGGGGACGGCAGCAGCCATAGCAGCAAGACCTGCCGTGGCGGCGCCGCCAAACGAGGCCACAGAGGCCGCAGCTGCTGCTGGGGCATATGCTCCAGCCAACGCCCCGGCCTGAGCAACGCCCTGGGCAGTTGCGGTCGCCTGCATGCTCTGCCCCATGATGAAGTTCTTGGCCTGCTCGATGCCTACCTTAACCAGCGCACCAACTACCTGGTTGAGCATTGATCCTGCCAGTTGCTGCATGGCTTCCTTGCCGTTGTTGGCGCCCGTGATCAGCCCAACCATGGCGTTAGTTCCGGCCTGCTGGATGTCATCCAGGGTGGCCATGATCAACTCGTTGCCGGCCGACTGACGACGGAATCGCTCTTCTTCCAACTGCTTCAGCCGGTCATCGTGATCTTGCTCTGCCTGAGTGCGAAGTTCCTGATAGCGCTCCTCCTCAAGAAGCTTGGCATCGTTCAGCTTTTTCAGGTTCTCCAGCTCTGTTTGATAGGCCTGGTTCTCGCCGGCGATGGGATCCACTTGGCCCAGGAGCTGCTTATTCGCTTTCGCCTGCTCGGCTTGATATAGCGCTGCGGCGAGGGCTTTTACTTGGGCAATCTGCTCGGGGGTGGCGTACTCATTGAGCTTCATGACCGCCTGTGCTTCGGCGAGGTCCTGCGCCTTCAGGCCGGCCTGCGCGAGGGCCTGCGATAGATCTCCGATCGCTTTCTCATTTTCCAACGTGCCCTGACGAATTTCGTTCGCACGCTTTTTGGCCTCGGCTGCAGCCTTCTTCGCAATTGAGTCATCCGGAGGCGTGGGATTAGTCAACGTCGGAGCGCCAGTCGGTTTATTTCCTCCATTAGCAGTTCCATCTAGAATCTTGTTAATTTCTGACCGGCGCCGAGCATATTTCTCAAGCTCCTGGTTAACATTGGATATCTCTCCAGCAATACGCACTTGGTCTTCTGCAAATCTCCTGCCACGACTACTTGTATCGTTAGCATTTTCGCTGGCATAGGCATAGTTATCAGCCAAAGTCTTTAATTTACTAGACAACTCCAGTATCTTTTTATCTATATCTAGATTTAATACTTTTAACTGCGCACTAGTCATGTCATTAATAGATGCTGTTAGAGCATCTACGCTTGTTTTAGCATTACGAGCACTAATGCCGAACGTAGCGAGCGCAGTTGCAGCCAGTAGAATTAAACCAGCTGGGCCGCCAAGGAATGCCATGGTTGTGCGCAAGCCAGTCATGGCCGCGCCTGCCACCGTTGCGGCGCCAGCCGCTGCGCGCTGAGCCACGGTCAGAGCGGCGGTAGCGGCTGTCGCTTGCGTCTCGGCAACGGCGAGTCTCTGTGCGGCAGCTGCATGGGTGCTGAGCCCCACAGATGCCTCAGCGGCGGCGCGGGCCTGGATCAATTCTTCTGCGGCCAGGACGGTAGCAGCCTGAGCAGCAGCCAGGTCAGCTTTTGCCTTGGCGGCAGCGCCGATAGTCGATGCATACAGGGCGGCAGCAGAATCCTTGAGCCCCATAATCAAACGACCAGCGACGATCGACGCCAGGGCAGCCCCAGCAACAGCTGCAGATTGCAGAAAGGACTCCATCTTCTGCGCGTCTAGGCCAAAATTCAGCACTGCATCGGCTGCCGAAATGATCCCGTTTGTGAGCGTATCCAGAGCCCCAGTCTGGTCCTCCAGGGAAACGAGAACTTGGGTGAGTGCTGTTTTCGTGCGAACACCCGCATCAACCAGGTTGTTGGTCATTCCGGCAGCGGCCTTGGCATTCTCGTCTAGAGCCTTGCGCAGACCTTCCGACAGTTGAGTAGCAGTCAGTTTTCCGGCGGCTCCAAGCGCGCGAACTTCGGCAGCTGACTTGCCTGATGCGGCGGCGATCTGGTTAATCACTGTAGGAACCGCAGAGCTAATGGTTTCCCACTGGTCAGCAGCGACCTTTCCAGTATTGATCGACTTGCTGAAGGCATCGATGGCGGCGCCGGCACGATCGGCGCTGGTGGCATTGGTCACGAAGGCATAGGACAGAGAATCCTGCACATCCATCGCCTGGGCGGTTGTATAACCGAGACTGCGAAGGCTATCGGCAGTGCGAATGTAGAGCTCCTGTGCCTCCTGCAGCGAACGATAGGTGCCATTGGCAGTTTGCAGCAACCTCGCCTGAACCGTGTTGAACTCCTGCGTAGACGACGTGGCTAGTCGAACTCGGTCGGCCATCTCCTGGTATTTTTGCACCATGCTCGCCATATCGCGAAGAGTATTCGCAGCAATGACCGCCCCAATGGCTTTCGCCAGCTTGCTCAAACCGGTATTGAGATTGTCGGCAGACTTATCTGCCTTATCCATCTCAGAGGACATTTTATCCATAGATTTAGAGACGTCCTTTTCTGCATTGAGAAGGGCTTCTGTCTTGGCCTCCACGGTGTAATAGATGCTTCCAACCTTCTCAGACATATTCCATCTCCATAAAATAAAAAAACCCGCATAAGCGGGTTTTAAGAAAACAAAAAACTACCTTGTCTGAACTAAAAGCGGCGGTGCGCCATCAAAAAACTGACAGATACCCTGAAAGCTTTGCATTCCAGATGGATAATAAACATCAAAATATAGCTTAACTCTTGACGATCCTTCTGGACCTTTTTTATCGCTAGAGCTTCCCGTAAGAACAGAAACGTCAACCTTATATCCTTTTGGATAGTTGTGTTCAATTCTGCTCTTGCATTCAACTATTTCTTCAGGAGATGCCTTTTCTGATACTTTCTGTTGTTTTGGATCCGAAATAAATGTCCATGCATACCAAAATGCGGGAACTCCTACGATAACCCCTAGAATCCACTCTCCCTTGCTATATCCAAGCATTGATTTTCCTCCTGTGAATATCAGGAGGATACCAAAGCTTCAACACCAAAACCTAGCGCTGGGCTGGGTTCTGCTTGCGGTCAGATTGGCTGAAGAACCTGGTGGTAACCCGGATTGACGCCGCGATGAAACCACTGGTCAGATTTGATCCGGCTTTGCCAGGCAATCTCGCTCGGCTGCAACCTCTTCCAGGTCCATGTGCAGCCGAGTGATGGCTTCGTGCAGATCAGCCGCAGGGCCAGTGAGGCTCATGGGGCCCCAAGCGCCACTCTTCAGCATCTCTGCCATCTGAGTGACGTTTGCCTCTAGCTCGGCGTTCTTGCATGCGCGCATTGTCTTCGTCTCCTTCGTCAGCCCAGCGCAACCCCAAGAGCTGCGATGATCGAAGCTACCGCTACACCTGTGGCCAGGATTAGTGCGGCATTAGCCAGACGCTTACCGACGATTCCGGCATCAGTTGCGTTCATCTTCCCGTCTACCTTGACCCGATGCTTGGGCCTATAATTAACCAATGTTCTGCTCCCAGGCTGATGGGGGTGGAAACTAAAAACCCCCGGACGTTGGCGCGTACCGGGGGTTTTGCTTTTCAGTGAGACCCTAACCTGGCCCTGCGCTTCGCCTCGATCCTCTCGAACCACTCCATCGTCGCGTCGTGCTCTTCCTTGCTGGGGGCCCTGGAACCCGGGGCGCTGCTTTCCATCCTTGGGAATTTCGCCCTTAGGGCCCCGACCAGGCTGGTCATGGTCATCCCCCAGGCCTCTCGTTCGCTGATCCCCAGGTGAGCCATGGCCAAGGCCACATGGTCCCTGGCCACGAACTCTCGGATGTACTCTGGATCTTCGTCCGCTTTCCGCGGGAGAGGCGCTTGGTCTCCGGTTATCCCATGACGGAGCAGGCAGCGGGCCAAGGGAAGAACGTGTTCCCTCGGGGCCGCACCCGGCCGATACTCCAGGTCGTCGCCATAGCTACCAAACACCTCGGACAGGTCTTCCTCGCTGCAGGCATTGATGACCGCCAGGGCGTCCGCAAACTGGTCAAGGGCCGCTTTTCCTTGCAGCCCATCGCACATTACCGTGGCATACACCTCTACGATCTGCGCCGGCTCGCCGATCTGCGTCATGGCGTAGAGGGAAGGCCGAAGGACATGCACGTTGCTTCCAACGTGCACGCCTATTTCACCGGTCTCGGTGAGGATCATGCCTCAGTCACGGTTACCGGAACGGTCACGCTCACCGACGGCCGTGCGGCGCTGGTGATCTTGACGTTGGTGGTGCCTGCTACGACGCCAGTTACCAGGCCAGTGGAACTGACGGTGGCAACCGCGGTATTCGCCGACTCGTAGACCAGGCCGGCCGAGGCGCCTACCGGGCTCACTGCAGCGGTCAGTTGCTGGGTGGCGCCCTCCTCCACGCTGACGGAGGTAGGCGATACGGTGATGCCTTGCACCAGGGGTACTACGGTGATGGCCGCGGTATCGGTGATGCCCGGCGCTACGCTGGAGGCGGCGGTGATGGTCGCCGAGCCGGCCGACAGTGCAGTGACCTCGCCGGAGACCTGGTTTACCGCAGCGACTGCCGGCGCGCTGGAGGTCCAGCGCAGGCCCTGCGGAGCACCGACCGGAAGTACCACGCCCTCGAAGTTGAAGCCTTCACCGACGGTGAGCGTCAGGGTTTCCGGCACTACCTGGATGCTGGCGGGATCAGGAGCATCAGCATCCGGAGTGTCCTCGACGATCAGACCGAAGTCCGAGGCAGTAGCAGAGGCCTCGAAACTGTAGGTGGTCACGTCATCGTAGGGCGCCGAGCGGCTGAGGGTGCTGATCAGGCTGTAGGCGATGAAGGTCAGGTCCGGGAAGGTCATGCGCAGCCATACAGCGGGTTGGCCACCGGTGGCTACAGGGTTGACCACGTGTTTGGTCAGGTCGATCAGGTTCTGAGAACCTGCGCCGGAGGCCTTCACTGTGCCGTCGCCGGAAATGGTCATGGACTGGAAGGTAGCCAGGTTCTCGCGCAGCGAGCCGATGGAATCGGCATCAGTGGCATCCGCGGTGTCCCAGGAGATTTCGAACTCCTTGGTGCGCAGAGAGCCGAAGCGCCGCCAGTCGATTTCTGCTGGAAGCTCATCGCCGCAGCCGATCACGTACTCCAGGACGACATCCTTCCCGGGGAATTTCAGTTTCTTGCAAGCCATCTTTAGGCTCCTCTTCAGAAGAGAACTTCAAGGTCCAGGCTGTACCAGGCCCGGTTCTCGGTGGTGTAGCCGGGACCTACCGGCTCTCCGATCGCGCGCACGGAAGCGGCGCCACAGGGCACGGCATCGCCCATGGCGGCCTGCACCAGTGATTCGATGTTCTGGTTGATGGTGGAGACATGCTGGCGGCCATTGCGGGGGCCCAGCAGGATTACGCGGTAGCGCTGCCGTCGGTCATCGACGCTCACTGGCGGACCACCGTTCTGCACTACGGCAGCGATCCAGGTATCGGCCAAGCTCGGACCGTCCACCCATTGTCCGGTGCTTACCTCGTAGGTCTCGCCGAGCACCGCAGTCAGCCAGTCGACGAAGGCCTCATACACGGTAGTAGCTCCTCAGGATCGATGGCACTGCGGACTCGATCTGCTCGAAGCCCTTGCTGAGGAATTCCGGCTCGGCGTTCGGGTCCCAGAAGTCTCCTCGGCTTGGATCGGCTGGATCGCGCGGCACGCCTTTGCCAACAGTGGTCCCGGGCGCGTCATGCACTGCGCCAGCATAAGAGGCCGTATACCCAACATTGCCCATCACCTTGCCGCGATCGACGCTGATCTGCGGCGCGTACTGGCTATTGATCAGGTTGCTGGTATCGATTGGCGTCATGGTCTGCGCCATTGCAGCGCCCTGACTGAGGATCGCGTAGACAGCGCCTTCGCTCACCTTCTGGCTTATGCGATCGACAGTGACCTTGAATCCACGGCGAACGCGCTCGATTCCTTTGACGGGCATTCAGGTCACCAACAGGTAGTCCGGCTCTTCACCGAAGAAGGACATGTCCCAGTTCGTGACCGACCGGATTTCTTCCCAGCCGTTCGAGCCGTCGAACTGAATGAGATCAAGGTATTTCGGGCGCGCATCCTCGGTGTAGATCATGTGGCGACTAACGAACTCGGAGCCCTGAGCGCCGCTCTGGCCGCCGGCGTCACGCACCGTCTCGCTCTTCGCCTCCCAGGTGCAGGCGATCTCGTACTCATCGCCGTAGATCGTCGCCTGAGTCTTCAGGTCGATCTTCACGAAGGGCCGCACGGTGGCCACATTCGTATAAGACCAATTGGCCGTAGCTGACATTTCAGTCCTCGCACATGCAGCCAGCCGAAGCGATCCATAGGCCGCCATGGGCTGTCTGGGTCGGATCGGCAGGGATCAATTCAGAGGCACAGCCGTACTTGTCCAGGCCCCGCAGCAGATTCAGCGTTCCCTTCCAGCGGTCGGCGAAGCCCTGATACCGGAACGAACGGGAAGCGCCAGACGGCGCGGTCTGGCTGGAGATGTACTTATCACCCTGGGCAAGCGCGAGCAGGCCGACCAGGTAAAGCTGGATCAGCGTCGCGGTCGCGGCGTCGTAATGCTCGGCCAAGCAGTCATTGATGCCGTTGGCCTGGCCGACCAATAGGTCAACCAAGAAGTCCGGCAGCGTAATGCCGACGGAGGCCAAGTACTCCTTGGCCTGGTCAGTCGTGAGCATGTCGGGCTCCAGAAAGAGAAAGGCCCCTTTGCAGGGGCCAGAAACGACGAAGCCGCCCGAAGGCGGCCTCTCGTCAGGTGCCGATCACTCGGCGGGGAACAGCTTCGCCAGTTCGCCTTCCGGCAGCAGCGCGGCGAGATCATCTTCGCCTTTGCGGCCGTCGAACTCGATCTTCAGCTCCTTCAGGCGCGCCTTGATGAGTTCGCGGCGCTCGTTGGCGTCGGCCGTGATCGCCGGAGTCAGCTGGCCGGCCGGCTTGGTAGACTCGGAAGTCAACGTGGCCGCTTCGGCCTTGGCGGTATCGATGATCTCTACGGCCTTGGCCTGGGCTTCGCGAACGATGCCGTCAGCCTGTTCCCAGGCCTTCAGCAGCACCTGCTCGGCGTCATCCGCGGAGGTGGCGTCCACCTCGCGTTCCGCGACAGGACGGACGTTGGCCGCGATGGCAGGATGAACCGAATCCAGGTCGATGACCTGGCCAGCGATGACGCCATTCCAGGGGATGGTCACTTCGTATTTGGGCATGGTCGCCTCCTTAGGAGATCACGGCGCCGTAGATCACGCCGGCCAGACCTTCCGCATCCTTCTTCACCTGCAGGCCGAAGGCGCCCAGGATTTGGAAGTTGTAGTTGGTGTTCGGCAGCGGGCGCGGCAGCGGAGTTACGCCGGTGGTCATGCCGACCAGTGGGCTGACAACGCTGCGCTGGCGGACGTAGCCGAGGAACTCGTTGCCGGAGAAGGCATAGGTCGGCTTGATCTCGCGCACCGGCATGAACGGGGCTACGACGGACAGAACGGTGCCGATGACCTGGCCGTTCACCACGTAGGCTTTATTCAGGTTCGCCCAGATCTCGTAGGACACCCAGAGGACATCGTACGCGGCGACCTTGTTGGTGCGCGCAGCCTGGCCGAATGCACCGGTGCCGAAGAACGCGATGATTGCGTCGGCGCCGGCGGTGGTCAGGTCGATGTTGGCACCGCCCGAGCCGCTGCCCAGGTTGAGCTTGATGGTGTTGCGGTGATTGCGCAGGCCCTGTCCCGGGTAGCTCGCCACCTGGATGTTGCCGTCGCCGTCCAGCATGTAGCTGACCAGGCGCTTGTTGTACTTGCGAAACTTCGCTTCTTGCGAGTCGAGCACCAGGTCGATGCCGACGGTATTCAGCCCTGCGGCGTGGCGCCAGTTGACGCCATAGCCGGCGGAGAACACCGGGATCGGATCCCCGTCGCTGTCGTACTCGGTGTGGTCGAAGGAGTACGGAGCCTGACCATCCAGGCTCACCGACACGTCATCGGCGATGTCGCCAACGATGTTGTACAACTTGGCGGTCTTGCCAACTGGCAGAACGGTCTGAACGGTCATCAGATCGTTCACGATCTCCATGCCCACCTCCTGGTTGCGCATCTGGACGATCTGCGCATCGATTTCCTGCCAGAAGTCGCGACCGAGGCCGGCCAGGGCGTTGCAGGCCAGTTGTTCGGGAGTCATGGTGGCCTGATAGGCGCGGACCATCTGCCCCTGAAAGGCGTTGAACTGGTCGCGGTTGGCCCACAGTTCGTTCCAGTGGCCGAGCATGCGGGGATTCGCGAGATTCTCACGAGTGAAGTACATGGCGTTCTCCTTAGCCGGCCACAGTCACGCTATCGGCGCGGATGCGGATGCGAATGAAGTCGACGGCAGTGGTGGTGACGTCGTCCTGGATGTAGCCGATGACCTTGTAGGTTCCGGCGGTGCCAGGTACAGGGATGGCCAGGCCGGAGGCGCTGACGGTGACGGCCTGATCCTTGGTGTAGGCGCCGGCCGCCATGCGCACGGCGAACTCGCGCCCCTCCTCCAGGTAGTTGCCGATGGCGGAATGGCCCGAAGGGATCTGGTCGGTGATCGACAGGCCCTCATGATGCGCGGCATCCAGCACGTACATCCGGCCGACGACAGCAGAGGCCTGGGCGAACAGGTCGGAACCGTTGATGGTCGCGAAGGTGCCCGGGTAAAGGGCGGCGGCGGTCTTGCGGGTTTCGGTCTTGAACAGCGACTTGCCGTCGATGTTCACGCGGCGGTAGCGGGCCATTATTGGGCACCTCCGTAGGTTTTCGGGTCAGGCGCGCCGGTCACCGGCTGGTCGCTGGCGTTGCCGTTGAGGATGCCCGCGGCACTGTCACACTGCTTGAACATTTCCTTCAGGGCATCGCCCTGCAGGCTGTTCGCGACGACCTCGCCGTACTTGGCCTTGACGGCTTCGCGCATCTTGTCGTCTTCGGCCTTCTGGTTGGCGGTAAGACTGTCGGTCAGCGCCTTCTGGTTGGCCTGCAGACTGTCCACCTTGTCGGCCAGGGGCTTGATGATGGTGTCCGCCAGTTCCTTGATGGCGCTGGCGGTGTTGGCGCCGATGTCCTTGACGAGCTCGGCTTTTTCTTCGGTAGTGAGAGGCATGTCGCCCTCCTTCTCAGGTTGATCAGGCCGAGCCTGATTGTTGAACAGCAGTTTCAGGATTTGATTGACAGTAGGGAGTTTCGAAACCCAGGACTCGCGGCGCTCTACCGGCGATCCGGTGTCGTCGAAGACGATCCGGCCACCGTCGATGCGGTAGCCGAAGACCTCGGCATCGCCTCCGTTGCGCACGATGACGACCTGGCTATCGGTGAAATCGGCGATCCAGACATAGTCGTTGTCGCCCTGAACGAATCGGTCACGTGCGGCCTGCTCCAGGCGACGCTGCTTGTCGCCGAAGCTTTCGCCCTCCAGGGCACCAGAGTTGGCTTTAAGCGCCACGGCCTGGTCGGCATTCACCATCAGCCCAACGCCCTGCTCTGGGGTAGCGGCGCCAGGTTCATCCAGTAGGATCGCGTCGTGATCGACCGAGCGAATGCGTGCTATCCACTGGTATTCGGCGTTGGTGGCCGGCTCGCGGTCGAGGAACACCGCGATGCTGGTGTGAATGGGATCCGCAGTCTCGCCCTTCTCCAGCGCCTCGATGCGCTCCAGCAGGCGTCGGCCGTTCTCGCTGTTCTTGGCGAACTCGACATCGAGCCACTTCTCGACAGCGATACGGCTACCCACCTTTTTCACATTGCGGTTGAAGGCACCGACGTGGTTGGTGTGGATTCCCTCTGGAGAGAACGCTGAGACGAACTTGCCGTTGACGGTCGGGTGCCCGAGCGGCGCCAGCGTCCCCTCCAGAGCCTTGTAGTGCGCATCGATCTCGCTGGCCGGGTACAGACCGCCATTCATCACGACATTGGCCGGCAGCGTGTAGCTGGGGATGACAATGTGCTCGCGGCCGTTGTGCTGCTCGCGGCGGATACTCGCGCTGTTGACCTTAGCGGTGATGTTGACCTGCATGGGCATGGCTCATTCCTCTTTGGCCCACGGCCCTTTGGCCTTGGCCTTCATGACTTCTTTGTTGCGCAGCGCACGCTCGACAATCGCTGGCACCAGCGGCTTGCCGCTGTCGTCGACCATCACGGAGACCGTGGAGCACTTGCAGTTGATGGAGTTGGCGTCCTCGGCCCACCAGTCGCGCTGCTCTTCGGTGGTGTGCAGCGTTGCGTGGCGAGCAGCGTGAGTGCGCCGCGTGGTCGGACTCAGAGCGGAGATGTGCATCTCCATGGTTCGAATGCCGTAGCGCTCTTGGGCGTCATCGGTTTCATCCATGCGGGCCCGGCGCAGCGCTGTGGGGATCTCCGTCCGCGCGATCCGGCGTGCGCGAACATCATCGAGGCTGGTTACCGATGAGCCGATGTCTTTGGCGATCTCTCGCGGGTTCTTGCCGCGTGCAATGCCTTCGGCCAGCACCCGATTGAGCGTGCTCTTAGTGGCCCCGGACAGCCCCTTCATCTCCTCGAACTCGCGAGCACGCACCAAGGCGATCCGGCGCCGATATGGCTCGGACATCAGGATGTCTCGCAGCGACTGCTGGCCGGCGTGATAGACAGGCGACTGCTGACCGAGGTTGGCGAACTGCTGCGCGGTGCCACGCCGGTAGGCGATACTGACGTACGACTCGAAGAACCAGAGCTTGTCCTCACCGCCCTCAAGCAGGATCGAATCGACCATGCTGTCTAGGCCGGAGAACATGGCGTTCAGCAGCGTGCTGTCCAGGTTAAACACGTATCGCCGGTTGACGACCGGCTCGCTGGGGATGCGTCCCAGAGCGAGCAGGTAGCCATCCATGATTTTCCTGAAGCGTTTCGAGAAATCGCGGAAGGCGCCCCGCTCCAATCTATCGGCGCCGGTAGGATCACGCGGATTCGCCGGCAGGATCGCTGCTCGGGGCATCGTCTTCCTCCGGGTCTTCGTCTGGTAGCGGATCCGGCAATTCCAGCGGATCGAAACCGGCCTGCTCGCGGATTTCCTCGGCAGTGAACACCGTTTCACCAGTGGCCATGGCCGTCTGGTTGATCTCGCTCATCACCTTGGCGTCGGCCAGGCGCTCGCCCTGGGTAGCAGTGGTGAGGTCATCCCACATTGCCGTGTATTCGGCCTTAGGCTCGATGATGCCGATGCGGATCAAGTGCGCGATCAGGTCGTTGATCTCGAAGGTGAGGTCGGTGCGACGTGCTTGGCAACGAGCGTTGAAATACTTCTGGTCCTCACTGCTGGCCCGTTCGCCGGTCTGCATGCCGACCAGAATCTTGGTGGGGATATCCAGGGCAGCAGCTGCGGTCTGCAGGTTGACGTCGTAGGTCGGCCCTGGATCGGACACCGCTGAGACCAGTTGGGTGGCCGAGGCTCCTTGCGTGGGAAGCATCACATCGTTGCCACGGTTCAACTGGCGCGCGGCCTCATTGAACCGCTGGTTGAGCTGATCCAGCGACACGCCATACATCGCGGCGATGTTGTTGAGGTCGATTTCCTTGTCGAAGTTGAGCAGCAACTGGCGGGCGGCGTTCTTCAGGAACGACTCACCGGAACCACCTTCCACTTTCTCCAGGCTGATGAAGGCGTTGTAGGCCGGCTCAAGGAAACCGATCGCCTCACTGGTCCAGTCGCCGAGGATGAACACCCGATCCGGGTGAACCCTCATCTGACGCCCAGCGCGACCATCACGAGTGGCTTCGGTGTACTGCCACATGATGGGCTCGCCGTAGGTCTCCGAAGTCTCGTTGTCGTCGAAGGTGATCGGCTTCAGTGATCCGGCCCAAGCGGGGATCATCTTCACCAAGGCCTTGCCCTTGGTAACCGGCTGGTCCCATTTCTTGCCGTCACGAACTTGCAGCAGGAGGCCTGAGAACCGGCCAACGAGGCGGCGCATGTCGGCCTCTGCGAAGGCACGCCAGAATTTGCCACGCCCCATCAGCGGCTTCAGCGTGCCCTCCCAAGTCGTTTCGTCCTTCGCCCCATCCTGGTCGTCGCCCTCGATGATCCAGGGATTGGTACGCCAGCAGAGACCGATGATCTTGCTAATGGCGCCGTGCGCCACGCCTCCCCGCCGGTAGAGTGCGTAGAAGTCGCGGAAGGTAAGGAACTCGGGAAATCCGTACTCGCACCATGCCTGGGGACGCTTGTTGTCGATGCCCATTCCAGGATTGAGCAGCCCCATGCGGGCGCGGGCGGTCTGGAGGTCGTTCAACGCGTGATTGACCGCCAGTTGCAGGTTGTACGTCATGGTCATTCCGATTTCAGGATCAGCCCGGGCTTGTCGCTCTCGCGCACCAGCTCAACGGACGACAGATTTGGATCACGCCATAGCAGGGTGCCTTCGGCGCCGGCGTTCTCGACCGCAATGGTGCGGGCGCAGCTGATGCACTTCGCGCGCACTACCATGGCTCGGTTACCGTCGCGCTCCCTGAGGATGAAGATGGCCATCAGCGGGCTCCGGGCAGCAGCAGGCCGATGGCACCGCGGCGCTTGATCAGCGGGCCCAGCGCGTAGCGGCTGGCGTCCATGAAGTGGTTGTGCTTGTCGATGATGTCAGTCAGCACGTCGCCGGTCAGGCGGTCGACCTTGTAGCTGTAGAGCCTGGCCTCACGTAGGAAGCCTGTGCAGCGCGGGTGAATGACGATCTCGACGTAGCTGCGCAGGTGAGCAATGCCGTCCTCGACGCTGCCGGCCCACTTCACCACAGGCTCAATGCGCGGCAGATTGGCGCGCTTGTGATCCTTGCCCTTGCTCTTGACGTGGCTGATCGTCTCCGGCCGCGCCGAGTCCGCGCGCACCGCATGCAGGTCTATGCCGGGTAGGTGGTCGATCATGAACTGGGCAATGTCGTCATTCTCGAGGCCGACCTTGCTGGCTTCGTATTCGACCCAGAGCCGGCGATCATGAACCCAGAGTTTCACGCCGGCCGTTGGATCCTGGCTGAAGCCCCAGTCCAGGCCGTAGTACGGGCCATCCCAGCCAGCGCCAGGCGTGAACTCCGCCACCCGGTATTTACCGGACAGGATCTGCGCATCGCTGTTCTCGCGGTAGGCGCCATCCCAGATCCATGCGTAGGTCTGGTCATCCAGCGTCTCCCGGTCGTTCAGGCGCTCCTGGTCAAGGACGTCGGGGAACCACGGGTTGTCCGTGTAGTTCAGTTCGACGATCTTGGCGCCGGGCGGCATGTTCTTCCGGAACCGGGTGTCGGTCGGGCTACCGTCCTTCTCCGGGTTCCATGTGATCCAGACCTCGGAGTCGTTCTCGCGCACCGTAGGGAGCAGCTTGATCCATGCCGTCTCGCTGACGTTCTCGGCCTCATCCACCCAAGCAATGAGGATACGAGCCTTCGACTTGATGCTGTCGAGGTTGTGGCGCAGGCCGCAGAATGCGTAGGAGATCCTACGGTTCTTCGTGCGGATGTACTTCTCGCCAATATCGAAGTAGGCATCTAGCCAGGGCTCTGACCTGATCGCCTGCTTGATCTCCTCCATCGAGGACTCTTCAAGGGAGTTCATGTACTCCCTGGCGCCGAGGATCACGCCACTGATTCCGGCCTCAGCGAACATGTACGCCCGAACCGCCGTCATCTTGGCGAACGAGCGCGTCTTGGCACTGCCGCGGCCACCATGAGCGCCGCGGTATCGTGCTGGGCCAGAGAAAACCGGGATCAGCTTTGGCGGCAGCTCAATCCTCGCCGTTGTCATGGCCTGGCGCCACAAGCTGGATGGTCGTAGGCATCATCGGAATCGGGCCACCACCTGGGCCGGAGTGCTCAAGCTGGTGCTTGTTCGAATACATGCCGCCCGACTCTTTCGCTGCCTGCTCGTATAGCTGGGCAGCGAGCGCCATGTTGCGCAAGCCCTCGGCCTTCTCTGCCATGCGCCCCAGCGCCCTCAAGCGGTAGGCTCGGTTCGCAATGGGGATCTCCGCAATCTCTTCACGGAAGCGCTTACGCGTATCGTGGAACATCGTCACCCAGCGTTTGGCGAGCGTCTTGCTGCACCGCTTGGTCGGATCGTGCGTCTCCACCTGTTGACGGGAAACCTCGATCCCAAATTCACGCTTGACTGATTCGGCCACCTGGCTCGGCGTATCGAAACAGGCCAGGGCCTGAACGATGAAGGCCTTCACCTCGTTGTTCAGGATTGCCATATGGTTGGACTCCGTCTACTGCCTGTCTTGCATCAGGCCGACTTGAGCAGACAGGTTCCGCAGGCCCTCGCGATGTTGATCTTCGCCACCTCGGGCGGGTTGTTTGCCGCCTCTACCAGGGCCTTAACCCCTTCACTGGCGCCGTATCTGCGAACCACGCCGACGAACTCTTCGACGTCGTGGCCGCGCAGCTTGAGCTTGGGCAGACCTTCCTCGGTGAACTTGGGTTCGCCGTATTTATCCAGCGCCTGGGCGATGTGGTACAACTCGTGCTCTACCAGGGCGCAGAACTCGGCATCACTGCACTCGGCGCAGTAGTCCGCGGCCAGAGTGATCAGGTAGGTCGGCAAGTAGCCGAACCACTGGAGCATCTGCTGCTCCTGCCTGCCCTTCTGCCATGGTCCACAGCGGAAGGTGACTTCCTCGCACTGGCCGAGCACCAGTCGACCTTGCTTCTCGAACCCCGATGCTGCCCAGAGAAACGCGATTGGTGCGTCCTGCAGATGGGCGTGGTCTTCGTTGTGGATCTCGCCATCCTCACTGACGAAGGTCTCCATAGCCCATGCCAGAACCTCAGGTGCTGGCAGATAGGCGTCAGCCCAATCCTGGCCCTCAGCGAACTGGCCAATGCTGGCGGGAGGCATAGGGCGCATCACTTACCCCTCCGGTCCACCCCATCCCACGACCAGTAATCTCGGAAGATGTGTTTGCGTCGGCACCAGGCGTAGACCACGACACCCAGGTGCAGGACTACTGCCCAGGGACTCACCCAGTAGCCTTTTGCCAGCTCCAGCAGCAAGCCGAATGCTCCGGTGGCCACCAAGTAGAACGACAGGCTCAGGATCGGATGCTCGAACAGGTGGACTGAGCGCAGGAACTCAAGCGCTGCCAGTACCACGAGAATGCAAAGCACGGCGTCCAGGCCCATGAGGATGGAGGTCATCATGGTCAGGCACCCTTGGTAGCGAGAATGCGCTCCGCTGCTGCTTTGATGGCGGGGATGATGTTCATGGCCA